ATTGTAGCTTTTCAATGCCCGCATCGTGGAGCAAGAAAAAACGTGCTGAATTGCAAGGCGCATTGCACGACGGAAAGCCGGATTCAGACAACGTTCTGAAGGCCGTTTGCGATGCTCTGACAGATTGCGGAGCGTGGCAAGACGACCGACAGGTGGCGTCGATTTTCATCGCAAAGCGGTGGTCTGAGCGTGGCAAGACAACCATCCGAATTGAACGTACAGAGGAGGACACATGAAACGCACAAAACCACAGGTCGCAGCACTCCCGCACGACGCACCGGACATCCCGGAGGCGACGCCGGAAAACCTGCTGCCGGAAAAGCCGGAGGGGTATTCCCGGTTGGTGCTCAATCGCAAGCCCGGTGAATCGCTGGTGATCAATTGCAACGGGGTTCAGATGACCGTTGCGTTGGTGCAAATCAACAACAAACACGCGCGAGTCGCAATCGTGGCACCGAAGGACGTGCACATCAGGCGGACAGAACTGGAGGAAAACGCATATGGTCGGCGATGAGAGAATGGCGGCGACCCTGAAAACGCTGGCGGTCGGCGAATCCTATCGACTGCCTTCACGCTATCGGCTGGAACTGACCGTGCGGAACATGCTGGCACGCACCGGATGCCGCTGGACGGTGATTGAGGTGTACACGCCGAAAACAAAAACCACGCAATTCACAGTCACGAGGGACGCATGAGCGAGAATATTTTCGCCCCATTCTTCGGGGCCGTGCAGGACGGAGCGAGAGAACGCGAACTGCGAGAATACGGACGCGACGGGCCACACAGCCGGTGGGATCCTGGTGAAATGCCGTGGGGTATTCCCCGGCGGATTCATCCGGAGTACCGTGAGCGATTGAGTACAGATGCGATTGATTGGCCGACGGTCGGCGAATCAGGTTTGACGAGTGATGATAGGGGTAACGACGAATGAAAATTACGAGGGGTAAAACGGTGGTGCCGCGCAGAGTGATGCTGTATGGCACGCACGGGATTGGCAAATCATCATGGGCCGCACAGGCACCGGACGTGCTGTTCCTCAATTTGGAGGATGGACTCAACGACATTGATTGTGCAAAGACAGAGCACCTGCGGACGCATGCAGACCTGATGGGTGCGCTGTCATGGTTGTTCGCGAACGCAAACCACGGCTTCAAGTGGATTGCGATTGACACCGTCGATTGGCTGGAGTCACTGATTCACAGTGAAGTCGCGGGTAAGGCCGGCAAAAAACACATCTCCGAAATTCGCTGGGGCGAAGGCTACAAATCTGCGATGGCGTTGTGGGACTCGCTGCTGGATGGTCTGGACCAGATGCGGCGATTGCAGAACGTCGGTGTGATTCTGCTGGCCCATACGGCGTTGCGTAAGCACAATGACCCGACGGCGGATTCATACGACCGATACCAGCCTGCACTTCACGAGACCGCATCGGCACTGATTCAAGAGTGGTGCGATGAGGTGTTTTTCGCAAGCTACCGCGTTTACACTCGCAAGGAAGATCAGGGATTTAACAAGGAACGCACGATTGCGAGCGGTGCAAGTGAGCGTTATTTGCGATGCGTGGAGACTCCGGCGGCACTGGCGAAAAACCGCCTGAACATGCCCGGGGAAATCGAGTTCAGTTGGGCGGCGTATGCTCAGCACATCAGTGGTGTTTCTTCAGATGCGAAGGGTTGATGAGTCATGGCGAATTTGAGCGATCTGGACATGAACAACGTACAGGCGCAGCCTGTGCGGCGGCTGTTGCCTGAGGGTGATTATCAGGCGGTGATTGTTGAAAGCAAAATGAAGGCTCCCAAAAGCCCAAAGCCGGGCAACGGGGATATGCTGGAATTGACGTTGGAAGTGCAGGGACATCCCCAGTTCAATGGCGCAAAGTTGTGGGACAATCTTTGCATTCGTCATGCAGGGACGGCTGGCACAATTGCACTGCAGCGGTTGAAGGCGATCATGGACGCCTTCGGGTTGCCTAAAATCACCGACAGTCAGCAGTTGCACAATCGACTGCTGACGGTCACGGTGGTGCATCGTGAGCACGAGGGCGAGATGAAAGCACAGGTCAAAGGCTACAGCCCGAAGCGTTCGAGCGGTCAGCCACTGACGCAGACGAGCTATCCAGCACCGTCTGCAGGTCCTGCAAATCCGTTCGGTTGATGGCTGAGTGTTGAGGTGTTCCGAGACCCGGCAGCGGTCAACGCTGCCGGGTGTTTTGCGGGGAGGGGTGATCGTGGAAGCACGTTGGTACCAAAGCGAAGCAAATCAGGCCGCATGGCAGTACATCACTGACGGACGCGGGAATCCGCTGATCGTGTTGCCAACCGGAGCCGGCAAGTCGATCGTGATTGCATTGTTGATTCGGCAGGCCGTCGAGTGGGGGCAGAGGGTGTTAGTAGTGGCACATCGCAAGGAACTGTTGCAGCAAAACGCGGACAAGATCCAGCGGCTGACGGGGCTGCGCGTAGGGATCAATTCTGCCGGACTGAATGAGCGAGACATCGACAGCACAGTGATATGTGCAGGCATTCAGAGCGTGTACCGCGACGCGGCGGAGTTCGGCAAACGTGGTCTGGTAGTGATTGATGAAGCGCACCTAATCAGCGACGACGGCGGGAGCATGTACCGGCAGTTCCTCGACGGGCTGCAACAGCACAACCGCAGGTTGTTTTGCGTGGGACTGACGGCGACACCATATCGCACGGGTGAGGGATCGTTGGCGGGTGAGGGCAAGTTGTTCAGCGGGATCTGTTACGAAGCGAAAACCGGGGCGTTGATTGAGGCCGGCTTTCTCAGCAAACTCACAAACAATCCGGCAGACAGTCAGGCGGATTTGAAGGGCGTGAAGGTGCGTGGCGGTGAGTTTGTGGCTGCTGAGATGGAGGCAGCCTTCACGGGTGATCAGATCATTCACGCTGCCGTCTGCGAGCTGACGATTGCCTGCGAGCACAGGAAGTCCATTCTGGTGTTCTGTGCTGGTGTCCATCACGCCGAACAGGTGGCACTTGCCCTGCGGGATCTGACAGGGCAGGACGTGGGACTGGTGACTGGCGACACGCACGCAATGGAGCGTCAGCGGGTGCTGAGCGATTTCCGCAACGGCACACTGCGGTGGTGCGTGAATGTGGACGTGCTGACAACCGGATTCGACGCGCCAGGGATTGACGCGGTGGCCGTCCTGAGGGCCACAATGTCACCCGGTTTGTTCGCTCAAATCGTGGGTCGTGGCCTTCGGATTTCGCAGGGCAAAACGGACTGTCTCATTCTGGATTTCGGCGGCAACCTGCAACGGCACGGAGCGTTGGATGCGGACGATTACGGGATCAGCAAGCCCCGCAATTCAGACGGCAGTGAGGCACCGTCAAAGGTCTGTCCGAAGTGCAAAAACGAGGTCTATTTGTCCGCCGTCAAGTGCCCTGAGTGCGGGCACCTGTTTGTCCGGCAGATGGACGAAACACCGCGGCACGGCGACGAAATCGACACCACGAGCAGCATTGTGGGAGCACCGGAGCCGCAATGGTACGACGTGCAGGAGGTCAATTGGCACTTGCACGCGAAGAAGTCCACACCGGGCAAACCGCCGACGCTGTGCGTGAGTTACTACGCCAGCTCGACATTTTGGCGCACAGCCACCGCCAGTCGTTTCCGCAAATCCTCCATCGTCTCCGGCTCGCTGTCGCTCGGCTGTTGTGTCTGTTGTTCGTCGCTCACCTGCTGTGACTCCTGAATACGGTCCCCGTAATCCGATAAATGCCCACACACACTAATTGTTCGTCCAGCGTATGCCGCCAGTGCCTGTCTACAGTTTTCCCCGCTGGGGTCGTCCGGGGTTGGCTGCTGCGGCTCGATGCGTCGGCGGTAGGTGCCACCGCCGCCTTTGCCTGCTCGCAGCCCGGGGTGGGCCGTGCGGGCCCATCTTCCGGAGGCCTCGAACATATCACCCGGCTGCAACAATTCATCCGGCAAAACGTCCCGCCATCCTGGCCCGCTCGGGTCGTCTGGGTTTGGCTGTGGCTCTGGCTCCGGCTGTGGCTGTGGTGGCTCGATGCGTCGGCGGTAGGTGCCTCGCAAGCCGGGCGGGACCTGCCAGCCGGCGTCTCCCGTGCGCACCCACTCACCATCGATATCTCTGACCATGTCAGTATGCCCCAACACCTCACCGACCTCCACATCCCGCCATCCCGGCCCGCTCGGGTCGTCTGCCTGCTGTGTCTGTTGTTCGTTGTTCATCGTCTCGCCCTCCAAACGCAAACCGCATAAAACCGGACGGCAGCCCACATAGCCCACCGTCGCCACCTGCTTACACCTGACCGCCGCAGCAGCATCAGAAACACCGCGTCAGCCACCATACGGTCCTCCGGCGTCTCGCTTCCCTCGCAGATCCTATCGTGCCAGTATGACGCCTGCCTCAGTTCTGGTGATAATGGGTGCCCGATGATCCACCGCACCCACCGCGGAATGCTCGCACCATCCCAACTGCTGCCAAGTGTCTCACTTCGCGATATGTGCACAAGTCCCGGCAGCATGTTATGCGCTATATGTTCATTCATAAACACCAGCCGTTCGCCCTCTAAGCACACCGGAAAGTCTGCCATTGCTGCCTCCTAAAACGGACAATCTTCATTGAAGTCGTTTGGCGTCGTCGCCAACTCCCGAATCATCGTCGGCTTTTGCTCGCTAAACTCAGCCTGCACAATCCTGTCCCATTGTCCCTCTTTTTTGATCAACAGCCGCGAAGGCTTCCGGGCTGCCCCCTGATTCAACGCAATCACAGCCTCCGCCACGCTCGTCGGAAACGGAAAGACAGATCTCGCATCCCACCACGCAAACGCCTTCTGCAGTGCGAATCCTTCGTGCTCGAAGCACACCCATTCACGCACCACGATCCATCCGAGATTTCCCGCGGGCATGGTGTCGTCGCTGACATAGTACGACACACACAGCGTCGGCGGTTTGCCTGGTGTGGACTTCTTCGCGTGCAAGTGCCAATTGACCTCCTGCACGTCGTACCATTGCGGCTCGGGTGCTCCCACGATGGATGAAGTCGTGTCGATTTCGTCACCGTGTCTCGGTGTCTGGTCCATCTGCCGGACAAACAGATGCCCGCACTCAGGGCACTTGACGGCGGACAAATAGACCTCCTGTTTGCATTTCGGACACGCCTTTGACGGTGCCTCAGTGCCGTCTGAATTGCGGGGCTTGCTGATCCCGTAATCGTCCGCGTCGAGTGCCCCATGCCGCTGCAAATTGCCGCCGAAATCCAGAATGAGACAATCCGTTTTGCCCTGCGAAATCCGAAGGCCACGACCCACGATTTGAGCGAACAAACCGGGCGACATGGTGGCCCTCAGGACGGCCACAGCGTCAATGCCAGGCGCGTCAAATCCCGTTGTCAGCACGTCCACGTTCACGCACCACCTCAGACTACCGGCCCTGAAGTCGCTCAACACCCGCTGACGCTCGATTGCGTGTGTCTCGCCTGTGACCAGTCCGACCTCCTGTGCTGTCAAATCCCGGAGTGCTGCTGCCACCTGTTCGGCATGATGGACACCAGCGCAGAACACCAGTATGGACTTCCTGTGCTCACAGGCAATCGTCAGCTCGCAAACGGCTGTGTGAATGATCTGATCACCCGTGAAGGCTGCTTCCATTTCCGCCGCCACGAACTCACCACCACGGACTTTGACGCCCTGCAAATCCGCCTGACTGTCTGCCGGATTGTTCGTGAGTTTGCTGAGAAAACCGGCCTCAATTAACGCCCCGGTTTTGGCCTCGTAGCAGACGCCCGAAAATAACTTGCCCTCACCCGCCAACGATCCCTCACCCGTGCGATATGGTGTAGCCGTCAGTCCGACGCAAAACAGTCTGCGATTGTGCTGCTGCAACCCGTCCAGGAATTGCCGATACATGCTCCCGCCGTCGTCGCTGATCAGATGGGCTTCGTCAATGACCACCAGACCGCGTTTCCCAAACTCCGCCGCATCACGGTACACGCTCTGGATGCCTGCACATATCACAGTGCTGTCGATGTCTCGCTCATTCAGTCCGGCAGAATTGATACCTACGCGCAACCCCGTCAACCGCTGGATCTTGTCCGCGTTCTGTTGCAGCAACTCTTTGCGGTGTGCAACCACTAAAACACGTTGCCCCCACTCGACTGCCTGCCGAATCAGCAATGCAATCACGATGGACTTGCCCGCTCCTGTCGGCAACACGATCAGCGGATTTCCGCGTCCATCGGTAATGAATTGCCACGCGGCTTGATTCGCTTCTGCCTGATACCATCTCGCTTCCACCGCTCGCCCCTCCCGCAAAACACCCGGCAGCGTTGATCGCTGCCGGGTCTTGAACCCCTCAACACTCAACCATCAGCCAAACGGATTCGCCGGACCTGCAGACGGTGCTGGATAGCTCGTCTGCTGCATTGGCTGACCACCGCTGCGCTTCGGGCTGTAGCCTTTGACCTGCGGATACGTCTGGCCCTTGTCCTCGCGATGTCCGATTGTCACTGTGAACAGTCGGTCATGCAGTTCCACGCTGTTGGTCGTGTTCGGCTTGCCCACCGCTGCCATCAACGCCTTAAGCTGACGTTTGGCAATGTTGGCCACGTCCGGGTTCGCGTGCTTGATGTTGAGATTGTCCCAAACCTTCATGCCGCTGTACTCGGCAGGCTGCTGAATCTGCAGCGTCAACACCAGCATCGGATTGCCACCGCTCTTTGGTGCCTTCATCTCGCTGTCGATCACAGCCGCCTGATACTCACCAATCGGCAACAGCCTTCGGGCTGGTGCTGCCTCCACATTCGCCAAATCCAAATCGGAAAGATTCGCCATGACTTATCACCCTTTAACTTCTGCTGACACACCTGCAAAATGCTGAGCATACGCCGCCCAACTGAACTCGATTTCTCCCGG